TCCAAAGATTGACAAGATAGCAAAAAAAGTTGCAAAGAAATTAAAAGCAAAAGAATCTGACAGAATTGCAAAACTCAAATCAGGCGCAGGCGAGAGAGAGTAATGAAAAAATTTAGTGAATTAATGGAAGTCAGGGGAGATACCGCCGTATTCACATTTGGGCGTTTCAATCCACCAACAACAGGCCATGAAAAGTTAATCGACGCACTTGCCAGAGAACAAAAGAAAAATCCTGGCGCACCAATGTATGTGTTTCCTTCGCACTCAAATGACCCCAAAAAGAATCCTTTACCACATGCGTTGAAAGTTGCGTATATGAAAAAGATGTTTCGTAAGTATGCAAAAAACATCACAGTATCAAGCGCAAGAAATGTATTTGAAGTTGCAACATTCTTACATAATAAAGGTCATCGTGCTGTTGTTATGGTCGTTGGCTCTGACCGTGTTGATGAGTTTGATAGACTTCTAAATCAATATAACGGTGTCCAAGGACGACACGGTTATTATGGTTTTGATAATATAGAAGTTGTGTCTGCTGGAGAACGTGATCCAGATGCAGAGGGTGTAGAGGGAATGTCTGCGTCTAAAATGAGAGCAGCTGCTGTCGAGGGTGACTACGACTCCTTCAAACAAGGTTTACCAGCTGGATTTAAAGACGGCGAAAGACTATTTAGAGATGTTCGCAAAAACATGGGTATCCGTGAAGAGCGCATGATGGGTGAACTAGATTTTTACGAAGAAATAAGAGATGACTATCTGACAGGTAAGATTTGGAATGTTGGAGATATTGTAGAAGCAAATGGGTTGTCAGGTGAAATTGTTCGTAAAGGAACAAACTACATCTCATTTATGACAGAGGACGGTAAAGTTCACAAAGCATGGTTGAGTGATGTTAAACTTGACGAAGTAACATGGTTTACAAGAGCAAAAGCAAAAATTGACCAAATGTCTCATCCTAAAGGTTATGAGAAAATGGTCAAACAATTTGCTGATAGAATGACAAAACCAGAAAGTAAAAAAATTACTCCCGCATCAGTGGCCGCTTCTGTCGCAAAAGAATATGATGTCTCTGCTAGAAATTTGATTCAATACATCAACAAACTCGTAGACAAAGGTGTTTTACCAAAAGAGTTGAAAGCTGAGTATGAAACTGAAGATAATCAGAGTTTCAAAAATCTGGTTGTTGCGATGGAAAAAATGCGTAGAGTAAAACAAGACCCAGATGTAAAAGATAGCCCTGGCACAGAACCAGCAAAGTATTTTGCAAAAGGTGCTGGTGGAAAGGAACTGGCAAAATCCACAAAACAAGCTCGTGCAAGACATTTTGACAAGAAAGCAAAAATGAGTGATGATGACCCAAGAGCATACGAACCAGCTCCTGGCGATAAAAAATTAAAAACAAAACCATCTAAACATACTAAAAAGTTCAAACAGATGTTTGGTGAAGAAAAGATGGAGTGTCCACCAGCCACAAAAGATGTTGCGTTGAATACAAAGAATAGAAATGCCACAAGAGACAATCATATGTATGGTCCGTTGAATGTCAAAGAGCCTGGTGATTACTGGGAGAAACTTGCAGATAAATGGGACACAACGGTTGA